GGACAGATTGTATTATATGAAGCAATTCTACATACAGACTGTTATCCCATAGTGCCCTTGCCTAACATTTGGACAGAAACTCCATATCCTAAATCAGACGTATCAAGAGCTCGTCCAATGCAAAGACTATTAAACAAACTATGGTCATTGGCTTTATCTCACGCTCAGGCTTCTGCTGGTTTAAAACTATTAGTACCATTAGGTAGTGTGGATGATATTAATCAGTTAGAACAGGATTGGGCAAACCCAAATGCGGTAATTGAAGTGGATAGCTCTCAAGGAGAACCTCATTATCCAGCACCACAAGCATTAGCATCAGAGTTTTACAAACTAATCCAACAATGTGAACATTATATTGATTTTACATTTGGATTACCAGAGATGATGCATGGTTTTACAGAGAAAGCTCCCGAAACAGTGCGTGGTACAGAACGTATGATTGCATTGGGAACGGAAAGACCTAAGTCAAAACTGAGAGATATTGAGTTTAGTATCAATAGGTTAGGGAAGGTATTATACAATTTTTGTAAAGGACATTATACATATAAAAAGATTTTTAGGTTAGTTCAGGCTAACAATGATGTAACAGAAGCAATGGCGAATTTCTATGATAGTACCGAAAATGCTATTCTAGACATGAAAAAAGATAAGCATAATCTTTCACAGCATGATGTTCGCATAGAGCCGGGTTCTAGTTTACCAACTAGTAAGTGGGCAGAGCTTTCTGTATACATGGAAGCATTTCAAATGGGTATAGTAGATAAGTATGAAGTACTAAAGAAAAACCCAGAAATATTTGATAAAGAAGGTATCCTCCGTAGAACTGAAGAACGTCAGCAGTTAATGCAACAGGTTCAGGCTATGGAAGAACAGATAAAGAATTTGGAGGGTGACCTCCAGACAGCCCAGAGGGAGTCTGTGCATGATAGAAAACGCGTCGAGGTTGAAAAATTCAAATCTCGATTGTCGGAAATTGCATCAGACGCCAAATCTGATAGAAGGGTTCAATTAAATAAACTACAAAACGAGGTGAAGCTCGAAGCGGAGAAATTAGCTGGTTCCATGAAGGAACCCGGTTCTGCTCCTAATGCTTAGAGACATCTAGAAAAGGAGTCGTAATGGACACTACACAGACAGAGGCCACTACCGAATTTGTCAGTGGTGAAGAAGGACAAACTGAAATAATAGATCAGGTTGTCAATGAAGCAGATAACGAAGCAATGCAGGCTGAAGAAGCCGTTGAGCAAGTAATGGATTGGGAAAGTGAGGCTAAAAAGTTTCAATCAATGTATGATCGCGCGTATGCCGATAATGGTAAATTGAAGCAATTAGAGCCCTTGGGACAATTACTAGAATCTCGCCCAGACTTGGTTGATTTATTACAAAGCAATATCAACGGACAGCCAGCAAAGAAAACGGAATCTAAACCAGCACTGCCAGAAGAGGACTTTAACCCTTGGGAAGCCTACTACAAGCCGGGTTCACAATCATATGAATTTCGTAAGCAACAGGAAACTGAGCTAACGAATCAAGTTGTGGGTCAGGCATTACAAAGGCAGGAGCAACAAATGTCAGAACAAATGACCTATAACAACACGGTTAACGAATTGCGTGGTACATATAAATTCTCTGATGAGGATGTAAATAACTTTATGCAGTTTGTTACTCAACCGAAGGAACAAGTAGGTTTGCCTAATCTTGTAAAACTATATCGTGACGTCAATAAAGTCGGATCGGTTAGTGATACAGCTCAGGCAGTTAGTGCGGCAAGAAATGCTCCAAGAAGCCCCGGCGCTATACAAGGTGCACCACCCCAATCAAAATCAGATGATGATAAGGTTTGGGATAGTGTAATGAGTGTGGGGGATAAAACGGTATTTTAATAATAAAGTAACTCACGGAGAAAAAAATGGCTATTACTAGCGGAACATTAAAGAGTAGCTCGATTACTGCGGCGGCAACTTCGGCTGGTGTGGGGCAAGCCCCAGACCAACGACGATTGTACGACTTCGGGGATCGCGTTGCTGAATTAGCTCCAGAAGAGTCACCGTTCTTTGTATATCTAAATAAAGTAGCGAAAGCACCAACGAATGATCCTGTATTCCGATTTTTGGAAAACAGGTCGCGGATTGATTGGACAAGTAGGACATTCCTATTATCTGCCAATGTTAATGGCGGTTCAGCTGTAAGTGCTGGTAGTTCTTACCAGTTTACGGTTGATACCCCTAACGGAAGCAGTGGTTCAGTTGATTATCTTGTTAAAGGTATGGTTTTTGCTGTGCAGACCCTTGATTCTACAGCAGGTGTTTCATACGCCTCAGTTAGAATTGACTCTGCTCCAGCCGATCAGGGGAGTGAATCAGTCTTTACAGGACGTATTGTCGCTTTACCTAATTCCAGTTATGGTTCTGGTTATAATATCATGTCAGACAATGACAAATGTCAGGTTATTGGTACTTCTTTTGAAGAAGGTACTGGTTCTCCTGATGTATGGTCAGACAGTCTTGATGATGATTTTGGTTATACCCAGATTTTCAAAACTGCGGCTGAGTTGACAAACACAGCTATTGCTACTAACTATAGAGGATATGCCAATGAATGGCAACGAGTCTGGAATCAAAAACTAAGAGAACATAAGGTTGACATTGAAAGAGCAATGTTATTTGGACAGAGAGCACGCATTAGCGGTGTTCAGTATTCTGAAGGTATCGTAGGGCATATTACTGCCAACGCGGCACCTACTGCTGATAACAGTGCACTGTCTTATTCTTCTGGTTCTCCTTACAGTAGAACTGTCGCATCTGCCGAATTCACTTACGATTTATTCCTAAGTGATATGGAAGTGTTGATGGATCCTGCTCGTGGCGGAGAATCTCAGAAGCTTGCACTTGCAGGTCTTCCTGTGATCACTCTGTTTAATAAAATGGGATCAGGCGGATTCCTTGATGGATCACTTCAATTATCAACTGATGCTGGAGCGTATAAGCTTGGTATCAGTCATGAAAAAGTCAGCGGTTCTTTTGGGCATAGTATCATGAAAGTTGATACAGTTCATGGATCACTTGGCGTTGTTAAAGAGCCTCTATTTAGAGGACTTGCTAACAGTTTCATGTGTTTAGTTGATATGAGCAAGGTTTCTTACAGACCTCTAGTTGGTAATGGGTTAAATCGTGATACTCACATAATTTCAAACGTACAACAAGCAGATGAAGATTTGCGTAAAGATATGATCTTGACCGAAGCTGGTCTTGAGATTACTCTACCTGAATCTCATATGTTGTATAATTTTGAACAGATTAGTTAAGGGAGTTAACGATGAGAGCTGATTATTTAAACGAAAACAGTGGTTCTTCTTTTGCATTAAAGAAGAAAGTTGAATTCATAAGTGCCGCACGAACACTAGACGAAGATGATAGTGGTAAAGTGTTTATGTGCGACTCTGCTGATGGAGCTTATTCTATAACACTACCTACAGCCGCTACCGGGCAAGATGGTACATATTACAAATTCATAGTCTGGGAAGAAACCCCGACTGCTGATATTACCATTGCCGCAGGCAGTGCTATTGTAAGTGGTGTGAATCAAGACGCAGGCGCTGACGCCGCGAATTCTACAGCAGGTACTCAAGTCTCAAATGTTATTTTAGACACAACCGCACAACGTGGCGATTGGGTTAATTTAATGTTTTGGGGTGGCGAATGGCTTGTAGAAGCATTCAGTAGTATCAATAATGGTATTCAAACTTCATAATCCGAATAAATAAGGATTAACAGTTTTTGAGAACTGTGGGGTAGATCAATAAAAGGTTTACCCCAAATCTCATAAGGTTTTTTAACAATTAACAAGCTCATTCATGGACAGCCAGTCCTTAGAGCAGGAGGAAAATATGGCACGTGGAGTAAAATCATTAAGCAATTATTCAGTTGCAGAAGCTCAAAACCTTCAATTAGGTCAAGCGGGGGCTATCATTATAGATGGTACCGATGCAATAGCAGGGCCGTTTGTAGCAATAATGGGATTAGAAGATTCGGTGGTAGATACATCAGAATGTGATGTAACATGGTTATCTGGTACAGTACCAGCTACTTTTAAAATTCCAGCAGGCGGAACAATATATGGATATTATGCTTCAATAGAATTAGATAGCGGATCAGTTATTGCATACTATGGATAACAACTGTGTTCATTGTTCAAATCCAAATCCAGAACGATGGTTTTATTGCAGAAGCTGTGGTAGAAAATCATCTGAAACAAAATATAGTACAAATATGTGGATGCGAACAGAAAGAGGTAAAAGAACCGATATGGAATTTAGAAATATAACTATGGATGAGCATATCCAAGAAGTAGAGGAAAGTAGACATGGCGGGCACATTAAAAATTAAAATAGAAGAAGAGATTATATTAAATAATCAGAATTATGGTTCTAAAAGAACCCGGTCTATTGCCAGCGTAGCTGAAATATATAAAAGAATTGTAAACGTCCCAGCAGATGGCGATACGACTATTGCAACCTTCGCGGCGGCAGTAAGCACATCAGATGGAGCATTTGATGTAAACGATGTACGATATATACGGTTAACAAATTTAGATAGTTCTAATAGTGTTAATGTGGCGATGGTAGGTGCAAGTGATAATGCACAGTTTGTAGTACCGGCGGGTAGCAGTTTAATGTTTGGTACTCCAGATGATTTTATGCTTGGTGAAGCAGATACTTCTCCAGCATTTTCAAGTTTTGAAGATTTAGCTAGTATTATAGTTGATTCTAGCTCAAATGCAGTAGATGTTGAATTGTTTATAGCGAGTGTATAATGGCTACGTTTAAAGTACAAATTGAAGATATGGTTGGTTCTGTCGGAGATGATTCCGCTTTAACCAGTTGGCTGACTGACGGAGCAAAAGAAATTATTAATATAATGCCTGAACCAGAGTTAAGTCTGGTATCAGCGCAACAAACATTTACATCTGCCGCTGTAGGTAGCGAAGCAGAAACATTAAACACTGGGAAAGTATTACATGTATTTAGAAACGATGGGGACATTGATCAGCCTTGCAGACCAATACAAGCTTTATATAAAGGTCGCGCATCTGACCAATATGATATGCAATATGCATCTGTTACCGATCCTGTGTTTTATATTGAAAATAACAAATTAAACGCATTACCAGATGGTGGATCATGTAAATATTCAGAAGTACAGTATCCAGCAGTGGCTTATGGAGATAGCGCTATAAGTGTATTTCCAGATGAATATGAATATATGGTTGTTTTATATGGAGCTGTAAAAGGTTTACAAAGAAGAATGAATGATAAACTTGGTAACTCTGATATCTCAACAGCGATGACAGCTATCAATACTGAGCTTGACGAACTTCAATCAATTGCAGATAATGTACATACTGAAATAGCTTTAATAAATACACAATCTGATTCTGCTGTAACTGAGATCGGTTTGGCAAATACTGAGGTAGATAAAATGGCCGCAGAGGTGGCATTAGCTAATGCGGAAGTAGATAAGGCAACTGCTGAAGTGGCTTTGTCTAATACAGAGGCCGACAAAATGGCGGCTGAGGTGGTGTTGGCAAATGCGGAGATAGATAAAGCAGTTACCGAGATCGGACTTGCAAATGCAGAGGTAGATGACGCCGCCACTTTAGTTGATTCAAGTATAGATACAGCAACCGCCGCAATAGCAACTGCCGCAGGAAGAATTAATACGGCTGTAGGTCTTGCTAACGGACAGTTTGACGCGGCAGTTTTAGAGTCAGCTCAAGCTGAATCTGAGGTTGATGATAGTAAAATAGATACTGCGTTAGATTTAATTAATACTCAAGCTGACAATGCAGTTTCTGGTGTGTCAGATGCAAGAACAGCTTTAGGTAGCGCAAATACAAGAATAGCTACAGCAAAAGCAGAGATAGATTTAGCTAAAACAGAAGCGGCTGAAATAGCAACTCAGACAGATAACTCTGGGGATATTGCAACTGCGTTAACCGCTATTAATACAGAACTAGATAAGGTTGATGATGTTATTGTAGAGGCTAGCACTGAATTTGATAAAGTTGATAATGTTATTGTTGAGGGTAGTGTAGAACTTGATAAGTCTAGTGCGTTGTTAGACTTAGGTGAAACAGACTCAGAAGGAGCTGTTAACACAGCGGCGGCTAAGATAATAACAGAAATGGATGAAACGCAAGCTGTATGTGATAAGATAGATGCTGATTTAGTTCTTGCTAAAGCTGAGATTGTTCTCGCGAAAGCAGAGGCGGCAGAGTTGGCTTCAAATACAGACAATTCAAGCGACTTTGAAACCGCCTGTGACGCAATGGTTACAGAATTAAATAAAGTGGATGATATTATAGATTTAGCAAATGAAGAATTTGATGAGGTTGCCACCCAAACAAGTGGTAGTAAAGATTCTCCAATTACAGATGCTTTTACAGAATTTGAAGAGGCTAAAAATTTATCCGGGGCATATAGTAGTGGGGTATTTAAAACCGCGTTAGATGCTTTAAAGGCTTCAGTGTTAAATGCGGAAGATGAAATAGAAGATGCTAATAAAATGCTTGCTAACATTGTTTTAGGTGTAGCCGAAGTTACTGAATCTGCCGTTGATACAGATACAAGTAGTTCAGAATTTCAGGTTGCCGCTGATGCAATAAATATCGCATTAGACAGAGTGGCTTCATATAATTGGGGAGATAGTGATACTTTTACATCTGGTAGTGCTCAATTAACTAGGGTAAAAGCCGCAATTGACAATGCTGAAAATTTAATTAACAACAACCAACCCTCAGCAACCACCGATGCTTATGGCGCTCAAGCTAATGAGGATATTGAGTTGGTAAGTTCTGCTTTGAATATAGCACAAACAGAAATATCTAGAGCAAAAACCCATCTAGAAGAGTGGAATTCATTATTGCGAGGAGCTACTAGCGAAGCGCAGGGTTTTGCTGGTGAAGTTCAAGCTAGAGGGGTTTGGACGTCTGCTAAAGCTCAAGTGTGGAATGGTTATTTTGAATCATCTAAACTTTATGCTCAAGCGGCTCAAACTTATTTAGCTTCAGCTCAAGGATATTCAAATGAAATACAAGCAAATGCTACTACAATGCAGGCTTTTATTTCTACTGGTAAAGCATATCTTGAAGAAGCTCAATCTACTATAGGCGCTGGTAATGCTTACATACAGGAAGCGCAAGCTAGAATTGCACAGGCGAATGGATATGCATCAGAAGTAAGTGCAAGAGCTGGATTTAGTGGGGCAAAAGCTAGGGCTATTGAAGGTTATATTAGTACAGCTCAAGCTTATGTGTCTTCCGCGCAGGGGTTTGGAAATGAAGTTCAAGCTAAGATTGCCATAGCAAATGGATACATAGCTGAGATGAATGCTAGACTAAAACAGGCAGAAACAAAAAGACAGGAATCTCAAGCTAGGTTAACAGCTGGAGGTTCTTATCTTCAAGAGGCTAACGCAATAGTAGGTCAAGGGAATGCTTATCTAAAAGAAGCAGAAACATATGTTTCTCAAGCACAAGGGTATGCGGCGGAAGCTAGTGCTAGGGTTAATTTTACAGGAGCGAAATCCCAAGCTGTACAGGCATATATAAACACTGCCAACACATACTTAGCTGAGGTGGCTCAAGATATATCTTTAGCAAAAGGGTATATAGATACTGTTAACGCTTATATACAATCAGCGCAAAGTTATAGTTTGGAAGTTGATTCAAGGTTAAAGTATGCCGCTGGGTTTGGACAAACAGCACAAACCAGACTAGCTAATGGTAACGGATTTTTAGCGGAAGCCGCAGGTAGTGCCAGCGAAGTACAGTCTTATGTTAATGAAGTTGCGGCAAGAGTACAGCAGGTGCAGGCGCAGGTGAGCGTATCACAGGGATATATTGCTACAGCATCTTCTTATAATCAGGATGCTCAAGGTTATTTAGGTACGGCGGCTGGGTATGGCCAAGTTGGTGACAAATACGCTCAGACTGCCGCTGGTTTTTCACAATCAGCGCAAGGTTATTTAGGAACAGCTAATGGTTATGGTGCTACAGCGCAAGGGTATATAGGAACTGCCAATACCTATATACAGTCAGCACAGGGTTTTATTGCATCAGCACAAGCATATGTAAATGAGATTCAGGCAAAGATAGCTATATCACAGGGATATGCTAATGAGGCGCAGGTTAGATTAGCGGTAGATACAAAAGAATATGAGTGGTTAATGGGGCAACAAGCAAAGTTACAGGCTGATTATGACAAAGGATTACAAATAGTAGCGAAAGGCGTAGGATAATGGCTGTTCATTCTTTAACGGTAAAACAAATTTTAAGTAGGGTGCGACAAGTATTTCCAAACGCACCAGAAGCGTACGTTATTAGTTTAATTAATGATGCTTTAACAGAAGCTGGTATGTATAATGTTAAAACAGCTCATGCAAAGATCACTACAGTAGCAGATCAAATGTGGTATGATCTTAGTGATGAAGCTTATAGCTCAGATGGATCAGCTTATAAATTAGATTTAAACAAAATATTTAGAGTGTATTTCATGGATAGTTCAGGAGATTATATGCAAATACCAAGATTATTAGATAAAGATTTATTATTAACAGATATTAGCAGTGAGTCGGCATTGGTATCGCCGGATACGAAGTAATGGCTAGTAGTATTAAATATCCAGATTCTTCTTGTGTATATTTTATTGAGGGTGATAAGTTAGCTCTTGTTACAAATGTAGACAGTTCTGGTACACAAAATACTTCATTAAGAAAAAGATGGAAAGCAATACAGGAAGCGGTTACAGACGGTTTGTTATTATGGTATCATGCAGAGCCAAATAATATAAATAGCATTAATGATATCCCAGATATTGATAATTCACTGCATTATCCAATTGTAGATTTTGTAAAGAAATGTTTGTACATGGACAGGGCTGGAGCATCTCCAGACCCGAATGCATCTTCCGTTGCTATGAACATGGCGCAGTTTCACGAGAATAAATGGAACGAAGGTATTAAGCGCTATGGTATGCGGAAGCGCGATAAAGTTGGTGGTACGCGGGCAATAAAACTACCAGACTTAACATAGTTTAGATAGGGATGATTCTCGCCCCGCAAGCTAAACATAGAATGAAAGAGAAATATAATGGCTGATATGCAAAAATATAGGGCTCATGAGTCCTTAAACACACAGACAGCGGCTGGCTGGTCTGTTCAAAGTGCCGCGACAGCGGCTAGTGCGGCTTCATCGGTAAAGGTGAGTGGTTACCATACCATACACATTCAAACAGATGAAGATATATATTTTAAATTTACGGATAGTACTACAGATAGTTTAAGTACTTCTAACGATCTCTACCTAATGGGTGGTGATTCGGTGTATTCTGTTAGGATTCCTAATGGAATAATCGGGAGTGTACATGATGATGTATATATTCAATGGGAACGTAAGGGTAGCTCTGATGCTACTGTACGTTACGTATTAGCGTAGGGGTTTATAATGGATGCTTATATAATTGGAACAACCTCAAAGGCTATATCGTCAGGCGGAACTATAAATGGAAATCTTACCATAACTGGAGACTTGACTGTTTCTGGAGGCGGTGCTCTAGCCTTTGATGAGATATTAGAAGGTGCTCAGGTAATAGACATTACTAACTCTGAAGCATTCTTAGTTCGTAAGAATGGTGACGGTGGTGATGTATTTACAATTAACACTAGTACAGTAGGGGCTACCTTATTGGGAGCTTTAACAATCGGTTCTGACGGAGCGGGACATGATGTAGTATTTAATAGTGGTACTTCAGGAGATAATTTTACATGGGATGCTTCAGAAGAGTGTCTAATAATAACAGGAACCGATGCGGCTCAAGCTCTAAAAGTAGCCGATGGAGATTTAGTTGTCGTAGATAAGATATACTTATACGATAATGATGGTGGTGAATATCTACACGGTTCATCAGACGGACACTTAGAAATAAACGCTGGAACAACATTAGATATAACCGCCCCTACCGTTGATTTAAACTCTGCAACAGAATTTAATATAGATACTGCGGCTTATGACTTAAATGCAAGTGGTGCTGTAACAATAGATTCAGCTGGTGTAAGTATAGATAGTTCATCGGCTTCAAATTTGACTACATCTTCTGGAGCTTTAACTATTACATCTGCCGCGGCGGCTACATGGTCAACTGCCGCAGGAAATCTTACTCTTGATTCAGCGGCTGGTTCTCTTGTTTTAGATGGACACACTGGAGCTCAAGTCATTTCTTCAAACTCTGGTGAGGTTGATATAACCTCAGCGGCTAATGTTGATATAAACGCTACAACCACTGTAACAGTTGATGGAACTGGAGTATCTATTGATGGAACTGATGACTCTAATCTTACTGTTACTGGTTCAAATAAAGACCTTGCTGTAAGCGTAGCAGGAGGTTCAACACAAACACTTACAATTAGTTCTGCTGGAACAGGCACGAATGCTATTGATATTAATGCTACTGCTGGAGGTGTAGATATTGATGCGAATGGAGCAATTAGTCTTGACTCTGCGGCAGGTTCTATTGATATGAATGTTGTTGATGGGCAGACAGTTGCTATAGGTTTGAATGGTGGCGTTGAAACATTATGGAAACCACATGGAACTGCTGGAAGTGAATTATGGTCAACAATAAACACCGCAGGAACTACAGACGGTTCAGATGCCGCAGGTTCAATTCTATTAAGCGCAGTTGCTGGTGGTATCGGTCTTGCATGGGCTGATGAT